TATTCCAAATCCTTAATGCTAAATTCCCACAAAAAGAATTACGCGTGATCGATCTCACATTAAAGATGTTTACAGAGCCTAGACTAGAGTTAGATGCTTTGATGCTTGAACAGCATATGTATAACGTCGTGCAGAAGAAAGAAAAATTGTTGGCAGCGGCAGAGGCAGAAAAAGACATGATTATGTCGAATGAAAAATTTGCTGAGTTACTACGTCAACTGCATGTAGATCCTCCCATGAAAACCAGCCTTACCACGGGTAAACTAACTTACGCATTTGCTAAGAGTGACGAAGCGTTTAAGGAACTGCAAGAACATCCCGACTTACGCGTTCAAACTTTAGTGGCAGCGAGGCTTGGAACAAAATCAACCTTAGAAGAATCACGAACCAAACGGTTTATGGAAATTGCTAACCGCGGATTGATGCCAGTTCCCCTAAGATACTACGCCGCTCATACAGGACGGTGGGGTGGAGATGACAAAGTTAATTTACAAAACTTACCATCACGCGGACAGAACGCAAACAAACTTAAGAAATCTATCAGAGCCCCCGAAGGATACGTCATGATTGACTGTGACTCATCACAGATTGAAGCGCGGGTACTTGCATGGTTAGCAGGACAGGACGACTTAGTAGAAGCGTTCGCTAAGGGTGAGGATGTATACAAGATTATGGCAAGCAGTATCTACTCTAAACCCGTAGAAGAAATAGAAGGCTTTGAACGCTTCGTAGGTAAGACTACTATTCTTGGGTCAGGGTACGGCATGGGTGGAGATAAGTTTCACGGCCAGTTAATTACGTCAGGTGCAGAACTAGACTTGCAAGAGTGCAAACGTATTATCTCGGTGTATCGTGCAACCTACTCGAAGATTCCTGCCCTGTGGCGTCAAGCACAACTATGTATTGAGGCGATGATATCAGGCAGTTCATGTACGCTAGGTCGAGAAGGCGTGATTAGATTTGATGCCGCGATGAAAGGCTTCGAATTACCCAACGGGTTATGGCAAAGGTATGATACTATTAGGCAGGGCACTAACAAAGAAGGGTACCCTGAGTTTTCATATAAGACTCGCAAAGGCCAAGTTAAGTTGTACGGTGGTAAGCTTATAGAGAATATATGCCAAGCACTTGCTAGGTGCATTATTGCAGAACAGATGGCATTGATTGCTAAGAAGTATCGGGTTGTACTAACAGTTCACGATGCTATCGGTGTGATTGCGCCCGTCGCAGAAGCAAAAGAAGCACAGACTTACGTAGAAGAATGCATGCGTTGGGTACCGAAGTGGGCCACTGGCCTACCTTTAAATTGTGAATCAGGTATTGGGGAGAGTTATGGGGACTGCTAAAGACGAAGCATTAAAGATGGCGATGAAAGACCATGAAGAAATTATGATGCATGCTGGAATTTTATACCCGAGAGAATTTGGAAAATCCTTCCTAAAAACTTATGAAGCAATGAAAGCAGCACTAGAACAACCAACAGTCGCAGAACTAAACGATGAATACTTGCGGGATACTTATGTTGTGGGGTTAAACCAACCAGTTTGGCAAGGATTAACGGATGGTGAAGCGCTTGAAATCTATTGTGACGTGCAGGAGAATTGCATAAAAGATTTTCCGTCTGAGTTGAATGCGGCTTGGTTTAAAGCAGTAAAAGAGAAAAACAATGGCTAAGTACACGTGGTCGTATAGTAGTTTGAATTTGTTTTTGCAATGCCCGCACAAGTACTTCAGGCTTAGAATTAAGAAAGACATAGTAGAACCACCCGCAGACCACTTGCTATATGGGACGATGGTGCACGAGGCCGCTGAACATTACATGCGAGATGGCACTGCGATACCCGAGAAGTTTATATTCTTGCAAGAACAACTAAGACCCCTAGAACAGATTGAGGGCGATAGATACTGTGAGCATAAGATGGGACTGAAAGAAGACTTGACTCCCTGTGACTTCTTCGATGCAGATGTATGGTGGCGTGGTGTAGCTGACTTGCTGATTATTCGTGGGGACAAGGCGTTCTTAGTAGACTACAAGACGAGCAAGAACAGTAAGTATGCAGACACTAAGCAGTTAGAAATATTATCTTTGGCTGTGTTTAAACACTTCCCTGAAGTGAAAAAGATTAAGGCAGGGTTGATGTTTGTAGTGGCAAATGATTTTGTAAAAACAGACTTTACAAATGACAAGCAACATATATACTGGATGAAATGGTTGGAAGATACTAAGCGTTTAGAAGCTTCTATCGAGAAAGAATCGTGGAGTCCAAAACCTAACTTCACTTGCAAAGGTTGGTGCCCAGTAGTAGACTGTCATCATAATACACGGAGTTAGATATGGCTACAAAGAAACGAGATTACAAGCAAGACTATGAATTGCAACAGAAACGCGGTGAGTTACCTGACCGTATGGAGCGCCAACGTGCACGTAGAGCCCTAGATAAAAAAGGGGTTGACCGCACGGGTAAAGATGTAAGTCATGTAAAAGCATTAAGCAAGGGTGGTTCGAACTCAGATGGGTACTACTTAGAAGACCCAAGTAAGAACCGTGCAAGAAACTATAAAAAGAAAACTGTAAAGAAATAAATTACGACAAGTCTCTAGTCTGTTAGGTGTGAGTGGGATTAGAGAGCCGCGTTTATTCGGTTCATGGCAAACAACACCAATTGAAGTAGTGCAAACCTTTCGTATTGTATGACTCCGCGCTATGATTTAATCGACTGACCCACGAGACGGGTCACTTACAACGCCAATCGAAACATCGATATGGTGCAATTCTCTATCGCCGACGGGGGCATTTAGTGCAAATTATTGACAACAAAGCATTGCTATTGAAAGTGCGTGACCCACAAAAAATTACAACGGTCATACCAAAAAGCAAGCTATTAGATTCAGGTGAAGTGTTAGTACATTGGGGTTTAGAAGAATCTCAAGTGCTTAAAAACTTACGCTACAAAAGCGTACCTAGTCCCATTTTGGGACACTACCAATGGCCTGGCCTATACAAGCCGTTCAACCACCAAAAGACAACAGCGGCCTTCCTAACCCTGCATCGCAAAGCATTCTGTTTTAGTGAAATGGGTACAGGTAAAACAGGCAGTGTGATATGGGCGGCCGACTACCTAATGAACATAGGTGCTGTTAAACGTGTTTTAGTATTGTGCCCGCTATCAATCATGCAGTCCGCATGGCAAAACGATATCTTCAAGTTCGCGCTCCACCGTACATGTGTAATTGCGCATAGTCATTCCCGAGAGAAACGTATCAAGGCTATCCACAGCGACGCCGACTTTGTTATATGCAACTTCGATGGGCTAGAGATTATCGGTGAGGAAGTGGCAAAGAGTGGGTTTGATTTGATTGTAGTAGACGAAGCCAATGCCTATAAGAACCCACAGACTAAACGATGGAAAGTATTGAACGCCCTAGTAAAACCCGATACTTGGTTATGGATGATGACGGGTACTCCAGCGGCACAATCGCCGACAGATGCATTTGGGTTAGCTAAGCTAGTCAGTCCTATGTCAGTGCCTAAGTTCTTCGGTGGATTTAGGGACATGGTGATGCAACGCCTAACGCAGTTCAAGTGGGTTCCCCGTGCAAGGTCAGAGGATATTGTATTCCAAGCGCTTCAGCCAGCAATACGTTTTACCAAGGAAGAATGCTTAGACTTGCCCGAAGTTACCCATGTATTTAGGGAGACGCCCCTATCTAAGCAACAAGTAAAATACTACGAGCTACTACGCAAACAGATGACCACCGTAGCGGCAGGGGAAGAAATAACCACAGTCAATGCGGCCGCTAACCTAAATAAACTATTGCAATTAAGCGCAGGTGCAGTCTACTCGGATAGTGGGGAAGTTGTGGCGTTCGATTGCGCTGAGCGTATGAGTGCCCTGAAAGAAGTTATAGAAGAGGCTAGCCACAAGGTACTAATCTTTGCTCCGTTCAAACATGTTATTCATCAGATTTCAGAAGAGCTAACAGCGAGTGGTATTACCAATGCAATCATCAACGGGGATGTATCTGCCACTAAACGGACGTCAGTATTTGCGCAGTTCCAAGATACGCAAGACCCGAAGGTACTAGTCATTCAACCCCAAGCCGCGGCACACGGAGTAACACTTCATGCGGCAAACGTAATTGTATGGTGGGCACCGATTACTTCTATCGAGACTTACTTGCAAGCCAATGCCCGCGTACACCGCGCAGGCCAAAGAAACCCCGTAACCGTAGTGCACCTACAAGGCAGTCCCGTAGAGTCTCGCGTTTACAAGATGTTAGATGAGAAAGTTGATATCCATTCTCGAATGATTGATTTGTACAAAACAGTTATAGAAGAAGGTTGACATTGTTAATCTATAAGAGTAAGATAAAATTTCACTGGATATAAGGAGGTACTATGTCAGAAGAAAATGTAGATTTAGCTAAGAAGTTGGTTAAGATTTACGTAAAGATTCGGGATAAGCGTAGGGAAATTTCTGCCGCTTACGAAGAGGAAGACAAAGCTTTAGAAAGTCAATTAGATGTAATCAACAATGAGCTTCTAGAGATGCTTAAAAAGATGGGCGCTGAAAGTATGCGTACAGAATTTGGTACGGTTACAAAGCGGGTTTATAAACGCTACGACACGAACGATTGGTATTCATTCCATAACTTCATTAAAGAGCACGATGCATTAGATTTACTAGAGAAGCGAGTTAGCCAAGGAAACATGACTCAATTTCTAGAGGACTATCCCGACCTGCATCCACCGGGATTAAACGTAAACAGCAGATACGCAGTAGTTATTACTAAAAAATAGGAGATACAAATGTCTACAGATTTAACATTATCAAACATGCCTTTACCGGCTCACTTACAAAAGTTCGAACTAGATGCAACTACAAAAGCATTGATGGGCGGCGAGGGTTCTAACAATCATCGTATTTCTATTCGTGGTCGTGTATTCCGCATGATGTCCGGTGGTAAAGAAGTTGCGACTAGTGAATCAAACACTATGAACGTCATCATCGTTGCGGCGGCAGAGCATATATCACGTACTTTCTATGAAGGTGCCTACGACTCAAGCAAGGATGCAACCCCCCCTGATTGTTGGTCTGCAGATGGTATAACACCTGACGCAAAAGCAAATAATCCGCAAGCTACGAAGTGTATGGATTGCAAACAAAATATCAGTGGTTCAGGCACTAATGGTTCTCGCGCTTGCCGTTACCGTCAACGTGTTGCTGTATTGTTAGAGAATGACCCACGCGGCGATGTGTATCAATTAGACTTATCAGCTACTTCAATCTTCGGTGACGCGGATAATGGTCGTATGCCTTTACAAGCGTATGGTCGTTACTTAGGTGCGCAAGGTGTGCCTGTCTCTGCAGTGGTTACTGAAATGAAGTTTGATATTAATGCAGATACACCGAAACTTACTTTCAAACCTATCAGTTATTTAGATAACGACGCGTTCATGAATGCCATGGAGAAAGGCAAATCAGAAGCGGCTAAGCGTTGTGTCACTATGACTGTAGCACCCCCAAAGACAGCTCAAGTAGCTATCGCGGCACCTAAACCAACAGCGGCACCTGCACCTGAAGTAAAAGCCGAAGCTGTGGAAGCGGAACCCGTTGTAGTTAAAGCTAAGAAAGAAGAACCAGCACCTGTACCAAAAGCAGATATGTCTTCTATCCTAAGCACTTGGGATGACGAGGAATAATCATGGTAGCTTCTACACGAGGCTATTCTACGGGTTTCATTGACGACGTTAATGCGGCAGATAATACGATGGTAGGGGTGCAGTTAGCCCTTGCCTGTATTATGTCAAATGTACCTGTAATGACGATAGCAAAACATTTTGGGGTTTCACGTACTACCGTTTACGCATGGTTCAAAGGGGAGAGTAACGTTCCGAGACGGCATCATGATAAAATTAATGTTCTGCTCCACGAATTGCACGTAGCAGGTTAGTAAGTAACAGGGGGCTAGGTCAGCCACCAAAAGAGCACTGCCGTCGTGCTTTGCCCCTATAATTTTAACGGTTGAGGACGGTATGAATACTCCAAAAGAATTTTTAGAATCAGTATTGCCCGCAGGTGGTAAATACTTTCTG